CTAGACATATCTCTAGTATTACCTAGATCATATTTATATGGCATTACTTATCCTCTCTCCAGTTATTATGTTGAGTCTGCAACGCGTAATGCTCTGCACACTTTAGACATAGCTCGACCTCTTGCGCCTTATCGCAATAACCCTCGCACTTATTCATAGCCTTACCCCTCTCTATCTCACTACTCTAGTAAGATACTACCGCACTCTACCCTATAGATAGAGTACGATAGTACGCCACTACTTAATCGGTATATCGCATAGGCATAAGTAACGCCCGCCACGTGATCTTATCGCCCGTAATTCTGACACGCATAGGCTTACCCGCGCCGGTAAAGTATATCTTAACCGCTTGACCCTTGCCAGCTATCTTAGCGTAATCGGCCATATAAGCGGGGTTAAAGGCCACGCTATCAATAGCTACGGGATCTCCCTCACTATCAGATAGTAATTGCTCGGTAGGTGGGAAAGTACCGCCCGATATGGTAAAGGTAATAGCGTCACCTAGTGAGCTCACAGTAATCGTGTCCCCGATACGTGAGAATTGCACTAGGTTAGCCTTATGATCCTTACATAAGGCGATCACTCTCTTAATATCGTAGAGTGGAATAAGGCTAGGCTCTAGTCGCCCGTCTAAGGTAGGCAGACTACCCTCAATCAATCGGTATCTATCGGTAGCCTTAGCCTTAAATAGCCCGCCCTCACTCTCAATATGTACCGCGTTAAGGGTAGGTAGGCTCTTATCCGTACCCGCGTGAGAGCTCACTCCCTCTAATAGTGTTAATAGGGTGACGCCCTCTACCTCTACATAGTTTACCGCTACTTTATTCTCTTCTATTGTGGTCATATTCTTATCCTCTTCCTCTTCCACTTTACTTAGGGCTATCTGCCCTCCCCCACTCTCTCCCCCTACCGAAAGAGAGAGAGTGAGAGATAACCTATAGCCACGCTCAAAATAGCCGGTGCGGCGTCCGCCTATTTAAGCGTAATTTTCTAATCTAATCGCCCTCTCTCTCTTATGATCTCACGCGCTAGGCGTACACTCTCTCGCTTAGAATAGCCGGCGTAGACCCTCTCACCTAGCCTACTCTCACCCCGATAAGCTACTATCCGGTAAAAATTACCTATGACCGCGTTACCCTCACGCGATACCATAAGCTCTACTCTCTCGCTCATAATCTAACCCCTTTCATATTCTGCACTTAGGTACAGACTACCCCGCACCCCTCACGGGGTGCAGGATAGTACGCCCCTATGCTATAGCCCTATGCACTTAGACATAGATCCTATGCAATAGCCCCCGCCGGTCCACCATATATTCCCTGCGCACCATAAGGCGAGAGCTATCCCCGCCCCGATAAGTAACGCTCTTACGATCTTTCCGCGTCTATTAAGTCTCATATTCTGCCCTCACTTAATATTCGATAGAGCCGATTAGCTCTAAAGTAGTAGGGTCACCGATTAGCTTAGAATAGCGGGCACTCTGACGCTTAATAGCGCGGTACGTGTTAGCGGTATCCTTATCCCACCCCATACAATCGCCAAAACACTCTAAAGTGTCGCACTCGCTAAGGATAGAGAGGTCACTAGCTAGGCAAGCGATAACATCGCTCACGCTAGGCTCACGGGTGATCCCCGTGCCTTGATAGTAAAATAGGGAATAGGTGCGCCCTTGATAGCTAAGGGTGACGCGGTAGCAATTAGCCTTTAATTGCCAACCGGTAGCGTGATTAGGGTGCGCCGTATGGCGTATTTTAAGAGTAATGCCTAGCTCTTCTATTAGCGCGGGTAGTGTTTTCTCTAGTGTATCCATATTCTTATTCTCCCTTTACTTTCCGGTAGCATTCTTTGCATATTTTTACGTCATAATTCCACTCACTAGGAATTGTGAAAATAAGATCACGTGAGAAGAGCTCTTTACACTTCACGCACTTTTCTTTCATAGCCTCGCCTTTCGGTAGTAGTGATCTTGCCTTGCTATGTCTGACTATACCCTATAGCTGGCAGATAGCGCGACAGATAGGGGGTGATCTTTTACCCGTGTCGCCGGTAGCTATTAGGGCAGATTGACTTTAGCGGCGTCACCGGCATCTCGGGCGTGTCGCAAGGGTAGGCCGGTACCGGTAGCCGGTGGTGATCAATGGCCGGCGACGGGGTTACTTAATCGCTAGGGCTTAGGGGTAAGGGTCAGACCGCGCCCGATCTATAGTCAGCCCCGCAATCTTTTCTACATACTCACGCCCTAGACCGCAGGACTAGCCCCACAGACTAGACGGCAAGACTAGAAAAAAGGCACCCCCCCTTGTTGAATTCCCGCGCCGTGAGAGTAATACTCCCCAACAAAAAATATTTGCTAAAGTGAAGCTGAAGTAGGCTCTGAACAGCACTTATACTGTATGTGATCAAGGTCACATAAATAAAACGGGAAATGCTCTAAATTTCCTGCCTTAGTATACAGTAGGGGAGCAAAGCGGGGAGAGCTTTGCGACCCGTACCAACGCCTCTTGCGAGGCCCCTAGGCCGAGTACTGACTTACCCCTCAGTTCGCTGTAGCTCCCTCGGGCGCTAAGCCCGACTGGGCCGCCTACCTTTTAGTCGGGTGAGGTCTATCTAATACCTAGATCCGATAAATTGCTCAGCCCGATAATAAAATCACTTCCGGCGCTTTCTAAACTAGGAGTCTAATGGCTGACAACTCGGCTGATATAGCTAAGCGAGTCATCCTCGGCGCTGTGGCAGAAGGTATGACCATTGACGCCGCTTGCGGCTCTGCCGGTAAGTCGATTAAGACTTATGAGTATTACCGGCGCACAGATAAGACATTTGCAGATAAGGTAGATCGAACCCGCCTAGGGTTAAAGGATAAGCAGTTCGCCTCCGGCGATGTCCACGACTTGACCTTTACAGAGTTTCGCCAGCGTTTCCTTCATAGCCGTACCTTCCCCCATCAGCAGAACATCGTAGATGTGATCGAAGGTAGAGAACCTGGGTGGTTACACCCCTCTATGAAGTTTGAGCCAGGACTGGCAGCAAACCGCGTTCTGATAAATATCCCGCCCAACCACGCCAAGTCCATCACGATCACTGTGGACTACGTCACCTGGCAGGTATGTAGGAATCCTAACTTTAGAGTATTGATCGTATCCCAAACGCAGCAATTAGCTGCTGACTTTCTCTACGCCATCAAGCAGCGCCTGACCCATCCAATGTATCAAGAGCTTCAGGCAGCTTATGCTGCTGGCGTAGGGTTTAATTCCAAGTCTGCTTCGTGGCAGGCAACCCGTGTCACCTTTGGTGATGAACTCCGTGAGTCATCTGAAAAGGACCCGAACATCGAGGCCGTCGGTATTGGTGGTCAGATCTACGGCAAGCGTGCCGATATGATTATTGTAGACGACGCGGTCACGCTAAAGAACGCCAATGAGTTTGAAAAGCAGATCCGCTGGTTAACCCAGGATGTCAGGTCCCGTCTTAACCCTACGGGTAAACTGATTATTATCGGAACTCGTGTAGCCTCGGTAGATCTATACCGCGAGCTACGCTCAGAGGACCGCTACCCTGGTGGCCAAGTTCCTTGGAAGTATCTAGCGATGCCGGCCCTGCTTGAAGCAGATGAAGACCCTGACAAGTGGGTTACGTTATGGCCCGCATCCGATGCTCCATTTGATGGACAGTTAGAATCTGATAAGAACGAAGACGGTCTCTATCCTCGCTGGTCTGGACGTAACCTTTACAACGAACGCCAAGCGATGGATGCAAGCACCTGGGCTTTAGTATATCAGCAGCAAGATGTTTCTGAAAACGCTGCCTTTGATCCGGTATGTGTTAAGGGATCTATTGACGGTATGCGTAAGGCAGGCAACCTAGTTGCAGGTCACCCAGGACATCCTAGAGACTTAAACGGCTTTACTTATATTTGCGGTCTTGATCCTGCAATGATTGGCGATACTGCAGCTATCTGCTACGCCATTGACCGATCAACGAGCAAGAGGTACATAGTAGATGCTATTAAAATTAGCCGCCCGTCTCCAGCCGATATCCGTAATCTTATTTTTGATTGGACATCCCTCTACGCTCCCTCAGAGTGGATCGTCGAAAAAAACGCCTTCCAATCCTTCCTAACACAAGACGAAGGTATCCGTATGCACTTGGCTTCTCGCGGAGTCCAGTTCAAGGAACACCACACTGGTTCTAACAAGTGGGATGCCGGCTTCGGCGTAGCATCTATGTCTACCCTCTTCGGTACTAAGCAGTTTGATGGTAAACACCATCGAGATAACTTAATACATCTGCCATCAGATCAGACTGAGAATGTCAAGGCTTTGATCGAGCAGTTAATTACCTGGACTCCAACGACTAAGGGTAAGACCGATATGGTGATGGCTTTGTGGTTCTGTGAGATCCGAGCACGTGAGATGCTCAACTACGGAAAGTATGCCACCCACCATATGAAAAACCCATTCCTATCTCGCCAAGAGATGGGCAAGCGAACAGTGATTAACTTAGAAGAAGCCTTCGCTGAACAAAATAAAATGAGAGTAATTTAGGAGACACTATGGCAAAACCAAAAGATAAGTCATCGCTTATCCAAGACATTACCAATCGTTACAGCGTAACTGCTCGTGAAGCAAGAGACATTGTTACATCAGTTGGAACTTTTCTTAAAACCGTAAAAAATGTAAAACCAAGTCAAGGTGGTGGTACTCCAACTGCTAAGTCTATGAGAGCAATTAACGCCGCTGGTTCTGATGTTGTAAAACAAATTAGAGAAACAGGATCTGCTGCAACATCTGGAAAAACTGGAACAACAGCAGCGCAATCAAAAGTCAAGCGTGAAGTTATTCCTGGAACAAAACGCAAGTAATAACTAATTAAAGGACATAACATTGTTATCAGTCAAAGAAGTTGACGCGAAAGTAGCGCGACTACGCTCACGGTCAGCAGCACGCGACCAGCGTATGCGTGATGTGCTTTCGGTACGTCAGGGAGATATCTCTAAGGTATACCCTTCTATGTTTTCAGAGGACTATCCAAAGCCTCTCGTTGCCAACTTCATTGACGTAGCAGCACGTGACTTAGCAGAAGCAATGGCACCACTGCCATCCTTTAACTGCTCAGCAACCAATATGGTCTCCGATACTGCACGTAAGGCCGCAGATACTCGCACCCGTATCGCTAACTTTTATGTCACAAACTCTGATCTACAACTTCAGATGTATACAGCAGCCGATTGGTATAACACCTACGGCCTAGGTGTTGGTATGGTTGAGATGGATTACGATGATAATAATCCTCGTATCCGTATGCTTAACCCATTTGGTACCTACCCAGAGCTAGATCGTTATG